AAGCGTTTGATCGCTACGTTGATTCTAACCGTGAATTGCCGCACATAATGGACATTGATAAGCTATGCAAGCCAGCTCATTTTGCAATTACTCACGAGCCAGTTATAATTGACTACGAGAAAAGCAAAGAGAACGCGAGCAATGTTAAGAAGTTTATTGCAAGCAAGATGAAAGGCAGTAACCAAAGCACGGAGTGGGCTGAAAAAATACTAGCAAATGAGCAAGACTATAAGCCTATAGCGGTTAGCTACGCGAAGCAAGCTCTTGGAATTAAAGACAACTAAGGAGTTATGCAAATGATTATTTTGGAGTACATTTTATGTTACAGTAGTGCCTTCTTTTTAGGCATCATTACTGGCTGGACAATGCTATATTTTGTTATCAAATGGTTGGCGAAACGTGTTAGAACAGCGAAGTAAAAAGTATGTGTTGCTAGACTTTGACGGCAACCCAATACGATATTTTGACCACCCAGCAACTGGTGCTGTTGAAGTGCTAGAGCCAGTTTATGAGGTGGATTGGGATGACTTTGAGCCAGCACCATTTTAATGGTTGACAGATATAAATTAGATATGTAATATAATACTTGTAACACGATAAGGAGTAACACAATGAGTCAACAACAGTATCAAGCAGAAGTGCTAGACGAACTTAAACAACAGGAGCTTACGATGAAGACCTACAATGATTTAAAAACGATTAACGTTAACGACCACACCGAGAAAAAAGGCCAACTAACATATTTGTCATGGGCATGGGCAGTAGATAAATTGCTAGAGAATGACCCAATGGCTACATGGGAGTTCCCTGAGCCAAAATACTTTGGCGATACTGTGATGGTATTCTGCAATGTAACAGCATTAGGTAAAACAATGCGCATGCAGTTGCCAGTAATGGATAACCGTAACAACTCTATCTCAAACCCAGATTCACGCAAAATTTCAGACGCTACTATGAGATGCCTTGCGAAGTGTGTTGCATGCTTCGGGATTGGGCTATACATTTATGCGGGGTCAGATCTGCCACAAGCGGATATTGACGGCATCCTTGCTGAGTTAGGAAAGGCAAAAGATACTGAACAGCTTACTGCCGCTTATAAAAAAGCTATGGTTGAATGTAATAACGATAAAGATTTGCAAGAGCAAGTTAAGCAACGTGCAATTGAAATCAAATCACTATTTAACTAACGATAAGGAATTAAAATGGACACAATTATTCAAGGTTCGCCTGAATGGCATCAGCTACGAGTTGGTAAAGTAACCGCCAGTAGGGTTTCTGACTGCGTAGCGCAGATTAAAACAGGCGAGGCAGCTAGTAGGTCAGAGTATCGCATAGAAATCGTTACAGAGCGTTTAACAGGCAATCCAACAGAAGGCTTTACTAATCACCATATGATGCGTGGCACAGAGCTTGAGCCATTAGCACGAGTAGCTTACGAAGTTGAGAAAGGTTTGTTTGTAACTGAAGTTGCTTTTGTAGATCATCCAACCGTTGCAATGTCAGGAGCTAGTCCAGATGGCCTGGTAGGTGATGACGGTTTGATTGAGATTAAATGCCCAGCAGTAAAAACACACATCAAATACTTACTTGATGGCCGTGTACCAGCTAAGTATAAAAATCAGATGGCTTGGCAGATGGCGTGTACTGGTGCTAAGTGGGTGGACTTTATGTCGTACTGCCCAGAGCTTCCAGAGAACATGCAGTCTTTCATTATTCGCTACGATCGTGATGAAGCTTTGATTGCAGAGCTAGAGGCAAAGGTTGCTGAGTTTAACGAAGAGGTTGAGCAAGTTGTAAATAGATTGAAGGAGCTGTAATGCAATACGAAAAAATGAATCTTGTTACTAAGCATGGCAAAGTAAAAGGCCCTGATGGTACGCTTAGAAACAATTGGATTAAGATAGGCGAAACGCATGAAACTAGAAACGGCGGAATCAGTTTTCAGATTCACACCTTGCCAGTAGATTTTGATGGATGGATTAATCTAGCTTTACCGAACGAAGATTATAATTACTAGGAGAAAAATATGAATGTATTATCAGCAATTGGAAACTTACCGCGTGACGCAGAGTTGCGCTTCTTACCAGACAGCACACCAGTGTTGAGCTTTAGCCTAGCATTAAACAGTGGCTATGGAGAAAAGGCACAAACAGACTGGTTAGATTGCAGCTTGTTTGGCAAGCGTGGTGAATCATTGGCCCCCATCCTATTAAAGGGTACAAAGGTTGGTGTTACTGGTGAGTTCTCAACAGGCAAATACCCAGACAAAAAATCTGGAGTAGAAAAAACAACATTGCGCTTGCGTGTACAATCTGTGACATTGACTGGCAACAAATCAGATACTGTTGCAGCAACACCAAGTAAGAACCCAGCACCTGAGTCAATCCAAGACTTAGAAGATGACGTACCATTTTAACAAGGGATATACGATATGAATATTCAAACGATTACAGCCGCAACAAAAGAAAGATGGGAATTAGTTTTAGATTACTGCTCTGAGCCTCGCTCAAAAAATGAAATCATGAAGGAGCTTAACTCTGTGGGAGCGTTATATACAAAGCCACAGATCTACTGGATTGTAGAAAGACTGGCAATGATTGGTGCATTGAAAGAATTTATTGTTATGAATGGCAATAAAAAATTATTCTTGCATCACGCAAAAATCAATTCTAGTGAGTTAAGTGCAGTTCTTGAAAGTAATGGTATTAAAGTTACTGAGAATTCATACCGCCGCCACAAACCTACAAAGGGCGTTGCAACGCAGTCAGTTATAACAGTTAAAGGTGCGTCAACTATTGTGAGAGGCTTTGATGGTTATCATACAACAAGCAACAAATCAAAGTCATCATCAATGTATCGCACGTTTAGTAGCTTAGAAATTGTTTAGGAGTTGATATGCCTGTACTTAGAATTGACCCTGAAGTTTTTATGCAGCGCATACTTGAAGAATGTCAAGAGCCAAAGCTGTTGGCTGACTTAATTAAAACATTTGGATGCAGTTACTCATCAGCCTATAAGTATGTAAAAATATTAGCCAATAAAAATAAGATAATAATAATACCGTTATTGAAAGAGGGTACTAAAAAATTTCTATACAAAACATCAACTGGTTTTGAGCTAGCTGAGATTGATAGCAGAAACTTTTACAAGCAGCTAGAGAAGCCATTGAAGAGTGATGGCGAGAAGTTTATACATGACATCAAAGATCATGGCGTAGTAGTTAAGCAAGGCAACAGGACTATAGTCAGAGGCTTTAACGGCTATCACCCATCAAAGGTTGAGCGCGTAAGGTCTAAGACTTATGTAGCTGGTGGGACTTTGGAGATGATTTAATGGAATACGATATGGATTTTAGTAAGTTCCTAAACGATAGGTACCCAATTACTAAACCTGCATCTAATGGTGGAGTTAAGTTGCCAGTAGTTACGGTTAAGTCTGTAAAGAAAATGCTGCATGAAGGTATAGCACCTAAGGTAATTGCAATTGATTTAAACATTAATATTAATAACGTTTACAACATAAAGAACGGCTACACTCACAGGAAAATAAAATGGGAATGACATTTACAGAGTACAACAACCTGGTTAATAACGGATCAACAATCATGAAAAAAGATAGCGCATTAGATAAGCAAGTTGCTGGTACACATTACAAGTCAATGGCCATTCAGCCCGTGGAATTTATCACACGAAATTCTATCGGATTTTTAGAAGGCAATATTATTAAGTATGTATGCAGACATCATGCAAAGAATGGCGTTGATGATATTAGAAAAGCTATTCACTACTGCGAGCTGCTGCTTGAAACAAAGTACGGAGAAAATAAATGATACATATTAAACGATTAACAGACACAGCAATAATACCAACACGCAACAATCCTACAGACGCTGGCCTAGATGTTTACTCAGACGAGGACTGGTTTGTAACAGGAAGACACAAGTCCATCATTAAGACTGGCATAGCTATCTCAATACCAGATGGCTATGTTGCTAGGATTGCCCCGCGCAGTAGCTTGGCTATGAATAACATTGATGTGCTTGCTGGCGTAGTTGATAGCTCGTACAGAGGCGAGGTAAAGATTATTCTTATGAACCACGCTGATAGCGATTATGAAATCAAGCAGGGCGATAAGATAGCGCAGATATTAATTCAGCCAGTAGAGCTATGGATGCCAGTTGAAGTTAAGTTCTTAGATGATACTAAGCGTGGTGAAAAAGGTTTTGGTAGTAGTGGTAAATGAAACCGCTGGATTGGATTAGGTTACTAGAAGTTATAACCTGTTTACATATAATCGTAAACGTTTGGAGGCATTGGTAATGGCATACAAATCACAAGCAATTATATTGCTAACGCTTGGATGGTTTCTAGGTGTGGCAACAGTAGTAGGTATGATCATGATGAATGAGAAAGAACCTGTACAGGCAGAGCCAGTTGTCTGTGTAGTTAAGTTGAAGTCTGGCCCAGTAGTAACACACAATTTAAAAGGAGTAGTAAAATGAAAACAATATTAATCGCACTAGCTTTATTAACAACATCACTTGGTGCTTATGCTGCATGCACTACGCACACAGTATATCAAGGCGGTAGAACTGTGGTATGTACTACATGCTGTAGCTATGGCAACTGTACAACAACCTGCTATTAATGAGAGAACCAGAACTATCAGCAGAAGAGATGGCCAAGTTTAACATGAGGCCATCTCATGATGAAAGATACAGGCAGTCAAACTTAGCCAGGTCAGAAGAAGTTTACGGCAAGGAATACGCCGAAGCTGTCAGAAGATACATGGAAGAGTTAAAAAAGAAGCAGAAAAAGGCGAAGTGATATATTACTTTTTTGCGTTTAATTATTGTAGGCAATAAAAAACCCCACAAGGTTGCGCTTCTACGATAGGCGTGTGGGGTGTGTTTTAGTAACAGTCTGTAACAAATATCATTACTTATTCATTACGTACATTGTAACTTCAAAACCGAAACGCATTTCAGTAGCTGCTGGTGATGTCCACATAATATTCTCCTAGAATTAGTACGCAATCTGCGTATATTTATAATGCGCCAGATATTAAATAAGCGCATCAGGAAAATCATTAATTGTCATAGCGATCTGTTTCAATATACATGTGAAGGTCGTCACCTTCTATGCTAATAGTGCCACGATTTGTGCTGATATAAATTACTTCGTCATCAGGATCAATTTCAATACCCTCAAGCTCTGAGCCTAGCATCATATTGCATAGGTCATACATATCTTTTTCAGCCATTAGTAATTATACCTTTCTTTTAAGAAGCGAATTGAAACGGCCATCTCATCAAAGCTACCATCATTAACTTCATGTAATACATAGAAGCCACGATAGTGCTGGTTACCTTGTGAGCCTAGATAGTCTTCATGATGTTCATAGAAGCTACCACATATTATAGCTGTCATCTCTTTGCCGTCAGCTCTTTTACCATAGGCAATATTTCTACCCTGTTGGTGGCCAGCAAAGCATGACATGTGCTTCTTGTTTAGTATCGCTTGAGCAGTAGTGACAGGTCTTCCCATAGGACCGCTAGTAAAATAATGGGAATAAGCAACGCCATCAATAACAACAACGTCAAGGAAAGGATGAACTTCCCAGTCTTGGTACGGCAGATCATTGGTAGATATAAGTCCATCAAGTTTTCTGTCTTCATTTATTGCTCGGTTGATTCTGTTCTCGTGATTGCCTAGTGTCATTACTAATCTAGGTTTATACTTTTTCTTTTTATGTATTTTAGCATGCTTATTGTGTTCAAAGAGTGGTACCAAGAGCGCATCCATGGCCTCTCTAGCAGCCCAAATATCTTTCTGGTAGCTACGCCCTTCAAAGGATTTCAATCCTCTGTCATAGGTGCTTAAAGATTCCATGTCAGCGAAGTCGCCAATGCAAACAATTACATCTGGCTTCTTTTCAATAATGTAATTGCCTAAACATTTTAGAAATGTGAAATCGTTTCCGTCTTTAGCCTGAACGTCAGGTATTACTAAGTGTGTCGTCATAACTTTAGAAGTATCCTTCTACTAAGTTGTTGTTACTTATACACCTTTACGCCAGACTTGTCAATAATCATCATTTGTCTTCTTGGTTTAGCACCAGCTTCAGCGAAGCCAATGTGAATCCATGAATCAAATTCTAATATAAGCTGATCAAACTCTATGCTTGAATCTGCTAATGCTCGCATGACTTCTGGCACTGTACCAAACCTTGGGCAAGTAAAGTCAGCAGCCAATCCTTTAACATGGTATGAAGTGTCCCTGCTTTTCAATGCACGGTTGAGCTTCAAACACCGATAGCCACTAGAAACTTTAATTGGATTGCTATATAGCTTCGCTCTTACAGCTTCTAATCCGTTAGCTAGTATCTCTAGGTTGGCCAGTGCTTCTGGTGTGGGTATGTTGTCAATGTCTAATCTGATTGCTGTGTTGCTAAATATTAATTCTTCTAAACTAAAGTGTGGTGTCACTTCTTACCTCTCATGTCAATGATCTTTTCTAGTGTACGCCCGCCAAAGTAGAATGACATTACTAGCATACCCCATTGGCCAAGCAGCGTGACGTAAACCTCGTTCGCATCCAAGTCAAAGGCAGACATCATCGCGAATACAAAGTAGCCTACAAAGATAGCAACAAGTGTAAGCGGCCTAATGTTTTTAGATAGCCAGCTGTCAGATGACATGTCAGCATGGTGTCTTGCAGATAGATTATTCTGCTCAGGCTTAAACAATTCAGTTTCATTTGCAAGTTTGGCACGCTCCCCCTCATGGGCCATCTTAGCTAAGTCAATTTGTGCTTGAGCCTTAGCCTTTGGGTCTGGGATAATCTTGTCTAGGACAGTACCAATCAATGGCAACAATGCAGTTATCATTTGTCCACCTTATTCTCTAGCTTATCGTAGATACGAGTCAGCATATTTTCAAACTTGTCAAAGCGGGCATCCAAGTCTTCCTTGCGAACGTAGTGTGTAGGTAAGTCAACCTCTAGGTCTTTCATGTCGTGCTTTAGTTCTTGCACAGCATCCCATAGTTGCCTAGCAAACCAGCCTAGCACAGAAAGGATAGTTCCTATAATGATGTTAAGTATCTCTTGGAATTCCATTAGTTTTCCTTAGTTACAGGCTGTTAATCTTAGCTGTTAATGCTTCAAGCTGTGCTAGTAGCTCTGCTTTAGTTGGCTCAGGTGGCGCTACATATTCAGGTTCAGTGGGTGCTACATATTCTGCAATAGCACCATAGTTACCCGCTAAACATTCAGCAAAGATTTGATGTGAGTGTTCATAATCACCTGAAGCAACTGCTGTAAATGGGACTATATCATCACGCAAGTCATCAAAGTCAACATCACAGTTAATACTTGTATGTTCTGCATTAGCCCAGCGAGGGTTTAAAACTTTTGTATATCTCATAATTTATCCTTAACTAATGCGAACCCAAAGTCCTGTAAAAGCGGAAGTGTAAATGCTGTTATAAAAGCATGGAGACACACAACGCCATGTTCCTACGTTTACTAAAACTGCACCTGAATTAATTCCGCCGCCAGCGGCAACTAGACCCCAATTAGATGGTGTACGCGTAACACCCGTTCCAGTTGAGAATAAACTACTTCCAGCTACAGTACTATTAACAGCATAACTTGTTATGTCTGCTGGTCTTCCGATTGTATAACTACCAATCGCATATAATGATGTATTAGTAATAGCCCCTATTTCACCATTAAGGCTTGTTACTCCACCAGCACTAGGTAGATTAGTCAGTCCTGAACCATCGCCTACAAAAGCTGTAGCTGTTACAGTACCACTTCCATTGTCTGTTACTAAAGAACCACTCGTTGCAGGTAAAGTTAATGTAGTAGTTCCAGCCACATCAGGTGCAGCAATCGTTACACTTCCACTTGTATTCCCTGCTATGACTATCTCTGACATTATGCTACTCCTTCTAGTGCTTCTATTCTTGCTGTTAATGATTTAATTATAGCTTGTTGCTCTTGGATGGCTGCTGTTAGTGTAGCTACTAGGAATGAAGTGTCAATGCCTTGATGTATTGGATTACCTTTTTCATCTACTGCATCTTTCTCACCATGTACACAATCTGGGACAATAGCTTGTAGCTCATGGGCAATAAACCCTTGACCTAATTTACCGTCTGTTTTCCATGTGTAGGTAACAGGTTTTAGTGCTGTGACTTTGGATAAAGCACCTGTCATTGGGGCAATGTTTTCTTTTAGACGATAGTCGGATGATGTTACATAAGATGTTGCTGTTCCATTTGTAAAAATGGCTCCAACTACTCCGTTAGGGTTTACAAACTGACATTGTTGAAAAGAACCAGTTGTGTTTTGAACCTCAAAGATTGCAGAACCTCTTAGCCCAGCAGCTCCTCTAACCACTAATGTTGCATTATTAGCTAATGGAGCAATAGTCCCAACCAACAATCTACCACTAGCATCAATACGCATCTGTTCGTTTGCGCCATTTGTTAAAAATCTAATTGTATTTGCAGAATGAAGTTCTAATCCATCCGCTGCTCTAATAAAATAATCTGTGTTAAAAAAACTAATTTTGTTTATGCTTTGAAGCAACATTGAACCATTAATATCAAGTTTTTGTGTAGGGCTACTAGTACCAATCCCTACATTCTGACTAGCATCAACCGTAATAGCCGTTGTGTCATTTGTTTGTATCTCTAATATCCCACTATTGTCAGCACTTGTAGCAAGTCCGCCAACTCCAGTTGATATTGCGTTTATCTTTGAACTCATAGTGTTACCTCGTCTGCTGGTTCTGGTGTGTTGCCTTCATCAAGCCATGCTAGATATGCTTGGTAGTCTGTGTTGGCTTCATCAAATGGGATAACTGCATTGTCTGAAAGACGTTGGACAGCATCATTATATTTTGTTAATTTATACATAATTATCCTTATAATTCCGCCACAGCTAGTAAGTCTGAAGTCCACAGCGCTTGTGCTGTGCTTCCAGTTATTGTATTTTTATAAGCTCGGAAGGCGTTGGTTGTAGCCTCGTTTACAAATGGAGCGGTCGTTGCGAAGTTTGAAGCAGATATAGAGGCTAATTGTGTAAATGTAGGAGTTGCTCGCATTGTTACAGGTAGGCTAAACAAACCTCCCATGCTTACATTTGTAGAAGGAGCTACACCTACAAACCCTACTCGCGTTGTTGCTGCATACCTCTGACACAAAGCCAACTCAGTACCATAAGGTCTATAGTCAAATGATGTAGCAGTATCGCCTTTTTCTAGTTGAACACCTGTGATGTAGAAGGTAGCACCTGCTGTGCCGACTACTGATGTAGCGCCTGTAGCTGATACATATCCTGCTCCTGCCCATGCCCCAGCAGTTCCACTATATGTAGAGCCGACTCCTAAGCCAAATATTACTTGAATTCCAAGCGTGTTATTTGTTGCCCAAGTGCCTGTAGTGTCACCTGCAATAATTATAGATTTTTGTTCCCATGTGTTTGCTGATGAGATTGTGTATGTAAATGGATATGAACGATTAAATGTCCCATTACTTAAAGCACCACCAAAAGTTCCAGTAAGGCTTGAACGAACCCAAAAAGACAAAGTTACTGTTGATGCGTTAGCAGTTCCCCAATTTAAATCTGCGCAATTAAATCCCTCAATTGGTTGGCTAATATAAAAAAGGTCACCAGATAAAATAGAGTAAGCTGTGGATGAGGTTATATTTAATGAATTTGTAAAACCATTTGCAGCTATAGAGCTTTGTTGAGTCGTAAGTTTTGATGCTTGACTTACTCCAATAAGAAATCTATCTAATGTGTATTGTCCATTTGAAGGTGTAATACTAGCCCCAGCATTACGCTGGTCAATTACCATTGCACCGTTAATAATACGATTCTTAAAGCCTGTTACTGGAGTAATGTATTCGGCAGATACGCTACCACCATAAGTAGGTGTAGTTATCCCAGTACTGCCATTTAATGTTATTGCCATATTTATCCTTTACAATACTACCCAGCGTGAGCCACTAGGAACGGTTACTGTTACGCCACTATCAATAGTTATTGGCCCCACGCTCATTGCGTTCTTATCAGTTGATATGGTATAATCTGTTGTAACTGATGTGGTGTTTTCTACAAATACTTCATCTCCACCTGCACCAGTTGCACCACCACCAATTGAACCCCACGCTGTGCCATTATAACCTTCAAAACTAGCCGTGTCTACATTGAATCTAAAGTAGCCAGAAGCTGGACTTCCATCACGTTCAGCAGTTGTACCATTTGGTATTCCAGCAGATCCAGTAGCAGATGTTTTAGATACAATGGTAGCAATATCAACAGCCACAAAGTCCCATGCAGAACCATCATAGATTCTACTTCTGTTGCTAGATGTATTGAAGTACCAATCACCAGCAGTAACAGGGTCGCCATTATTATCTAAAGTAGGATCACTAGCTTGTGCGCCTAAGTATGTTTCGTTAAAGTCAGCTAATGCAGCTTCAGCCGCAGCTTGTGCTGTTTGAGCATCTGTTGCAGAACTTGCAGCGTTACTAGCAGATGTTGCTGCGTTACTAGCTTGTGTTGTTGCAATACCAGCTTGTGTTGTTGCTGTACTTGCAGATGTTGCAGCATTACTTTCTGAAGTGGCCGCATTAGATTCTGATGTAGCCGCATCACTAGCAGATGAACTCGCAGCACTAGCAGAATTAGAAGCGTTAGTTTCAGATGTACTTGCAGAACTAGCACTACTTGCTGCATTAGTTTCGCTTGTAGATGCTGCTGAAGCTGAGTTGCTAGCATTAGTTGCACTTGTAGATGCTGATGACGCACTAGATGCTGCTGCTGTTGCACTATTACCAGCGTTTGTTTCTGCTGTTTCTGCATTAGTTTCTGCTGTTTCAGCATTAGTTTCAGCTAACTCCGCTGCCACTTGTGCCGCTTCTGCTGCTGCTTGAGCCGCCTCTGCTGCAATCCTAGCTGTTCCTGCTGCTTCTGCATCTACAACTAAGGCCCATTTAGCTACGTCAGCATTTGTGCTAATTGGTAATGATCCGCTAGATATATGAGCTGTAATAGCTAGATAAACATTGTCGTTAGTTGTATCTTTAATAAGATCACGGTTCTGATATGAAATGCCAGAAGCCCAGTCACCACGCCAGTTACCAATAGGATCACCAGCAACAGGATCACCATTAGCATCAAACGCTAATGTCTTACCAGCGCGGGCTGTGTTAATAGGCAATACCATGTTAATAGTAGTAGGGTCAGTAACTGGAGCTTTGATAGAACGTTCGGCAGATTCAGCAACCTGTTGCACTAGGATTGTTTGAGAATCCATTTCATCATTAAGCGTATTAGCAAAGAAGTCGCCACCAGTAGTAAAGTCAGTAGTACGCTCTACAGGTCTAGCACCAACAATTGTAATACGATTGTCACCAGTAGCAGGTACAACTAACGTAACAGATCCAGTTCCTAGTGTAGGACTAATTGATACTGTGTAGTCTGTTGTCAATACTAGAAGTACATCATCTTGATACACGTTAATATCTGTATCATCTAGCACTTCAAACTCAAAGGCGTATGGACCTACACCAGCCGAGCCAGTATAGACTATACGTCTTGCTACATCACTTATTGGATAATCTGCCATTTACTTTCCTTTATTTAGGTGGTTCTTCAAACATTTTTGATAAATCTGGACCTCTACTTGGCATACCTTTTCCAGGCTTCCAAAAATATTCCTGACCTGTTTCTCTTCTTAATCTCATTGCTTTTTGTCTTAGCTTTGCTTCTGCTTTTGGATCAGACCATTTGGTTAATGTTTCAAGCAAATTTCTTTCAACTAACAATCTTGAATACCATATTGATTTTAATGGCATATATTTTGTTCCAAATTTTACAGTTTCTTTTATTACTTCTGTATCTTGGCCTAGCATTGCTTGTTTCATATTGCCAAAAGTTAAATCTAGTACATCTCCGCCAAATTCAAAAACAGGACCAGCTAATTGACTGCCCAAATCTTTTCCATATTTAGTTCTATTAGAAAGTAAATAATCCCCAGCAAGACCAAGGCCCCCTCCTTGCATTAAAGCATCTATCCAAAATTGTTTACTTTTAATTGATTGCGGATCTTTTCCTTGGCTAATATTTTTTAATTGCAAGATTAATGCGCCCATAAGCGTTGTTGAAATTAAAAGGCTACTTCCATAAGCAAGTTTGTTTTTAAACCCAGTTTCGTTTACAGTTCTTGTAATGTGTGTATTCATCATTGTAATTGGAAAATTAGTAAACAATAATGCAGATCTTTTTATTTCACCAATAAAACTGTTTGCTTTATCTTGACCTATAATATTCGCTCTGGCTTTCAATGAACTTGTAGGTACTGCAAAGTTTGTTTCATAATTAATTAACTCTAAATATTTTGTTGCTATTAAATCCGCCTCTTCTGCACTAACAGATTTTAGTTTTTCAATTTCAGCAGATCTTAATATCTGAACGCCATTATTGTCAAACAATTTTGCTTTTCTCATTACATCCCAATGAACATCAAGACCTGCTCTTTTTAAAGCGTTTTGAAAAGGAGCATCAAGCTGATCAAAATTCTTTCCAGAATTTCTAGCAAAAGAAGCCATAAACTCCATACCAAAAGCAAATCTTCCAGCCTGTGTCCAAGGTGAAAGTAATGATAGCTTCATAGTGGCATCTGCAAGCCTTTGAGTAATCATTGGCCCAGTAATGTCGCCAACATATCTAGCTTGACCAGCAGCTAATTGAATCCATGTTTCTGCTATTAATCCAGCTTGAATAGCAAATCTACCATTATCTTTTACTTTTAATGGATTTATATATTTTAATATATTTTTAATTAATTGAGTTTCTGATAGCCCGTTAAATCTTGCAGTAACTTTCTGAGTTGCTAAATCACCTAAAGCTGTTACTGATGCAGCTCCTAAAAATGCAGAACTTATTAATTGTCTTGTTCCAATAAAAATATTACCAAGCATATTTTCTGGTAAAGAGTTATTTGCTCCAGTTATTTCAGCGTACATATTGTCAAATAAATTTAAAGCCGCTCTTGCTTTGTCACCGCTTTTTGTATTTGCACCTTCTAAATTTTTTATGCTTGATTTTTTTTCAACAAATGCTTTTAAACTTCTAATCATTGCTGTTGGATTAGGGCCAAATGTTTCAATCATAGCAATGTCTTTTGATATGCTACTTATATACCCCATCATTGCTTCAAAAGGATGAGTTGTTCCAAATTCTTTTTGATAATTCATCCATGACTCAGCATCTTTAAAAACAAAAAATCTATGTTGTTTACCTTTGTTATACAAAGCAGACCTATGTTGAGATTGACCTTCTTTTACCTTACTCCAGCCATCTGTTAGTATAGCTTCATAAGATGCTTTTAATGCACCTTCAAGTTCGTCTGCCGTATAAGCAATTTTTGTTATTGGATTTACCATTTTATTTAAATCTAACAATGGAGATATTTTTTCTTTCCATACATTATATCCAACTTTTCTGATTGCCATAGCATCATGAATTTGAGGAAGACCCCAATCAGACATTTTTGGAATTGAACCGCCAGCCCTGTTGAATCTAACTCTTGCATATTCAATAGCCTCTGACCACCCTTTATATAATTCTATTGCATTAAGATTATCTGTAGCTTCTCCAAAAGCAATTTTTACTAAATCAAAAGCTGTAGTTTTATTAGAATAATTACCTAGAACTCCTCTTTTAAATGTAGAAAGAACAGAATCCATTTTTGCAAATATCTGTCCTTTTACAGCTTCTGCTCTATCTGAAAATCCAAAATAATTAACATCTTTTTTTTCTTGCCGCGCAATCAAATTAATGGCTGCGTCACCTAAATCTTCACCATTATTGTATGAATTTAAATCTTTTTGTATTTGACTCCATTTTTTTAATTGTAAAAATTTAATCCTAGACTTTTCGCTTGTTTGAGATTTTAATATTTCAACAGTTTCTCTTGCAGCTCTTTCAGCCGCTTGCTCTGGTCCAAGCTCGTTTGTGTATTTTAATACTAAATTTTCATAAATATCTGTAGCTTCTCTTGCTTGAGAATCTGTTAAAGCTCCAACGTCTTGCCCAACTTCAATACATTCTTTTAAACTCATGTTAAACAGCCTTCTAGTCTTTCAACCATTTTTTTATCTTGAGACATTTCATCCAAAATATCTTTAACTTTAACTTCTGTTTGTATGAACTCATTTGTTGCTGAATCAAATACATCAACTGGAACTGTTTCTTCTAAAAACGCATCACCTTTAACAGCAAACTCTTCTTCAAACTCTGAACCTAACAATGCAATTTGTTCTTTATATCCTTCAGAATTAGGGCCGTCAAATTCTTTTGCATTTACATTAAAGTCAAATTCTAATTGAGGCTCAGTATCTTCAACAAGAGATTCAAATCCTTTTTCTTCTATAGTTTTTTCTAAATCATTTAACTCAGTAATGTGATTTAAATCACCAGCATCAGTTTCATCTAAGTTATAAGACGATACCAACTCATCAACATCATCAAGATCAGAAGCAATTTTAACATCATTATTTTTAGTGTATTTAACTCCGTTAGCCATTGCTTTGGCTTTATCAAATGCTTCAATACCTTCTGTGTAAAGTTTTTTAGTTAACTTAACTCCTGGTATTATTGCTGAAATTGCGCCAGTAAAAGCAGCAGCACCAGCACTTGCAGATAAAACATTAGTTGCAAAAGTATTAAAATCATAAGGTAGATCTAACTTTTTGTACCAATCAGAAACTGGCTTTTGAATAATAGATTCTGATGTTGCTGCAATAGCAGATTCTCTTAACATTAATTGTAATGTTTGTTTTCCCAAAAATGCACTTGTTGCTGTTCTTGCTGCACCTTTAGTAAATAAAACATCTGCAGCCATTGCAGTAAGGTTTACTGGGTCAGTAAATGCTGCAGACGCCATTCCAGCAAATTCACCAACAGCACCTAATGCTGTTTGCCTTTTTGATGTATCTATTTGAGATTCTTGAAGTTTATTAACATCATTTGTAATTTCTTTGTATATACCATCTAAACTTAAATTATTATATTCTGGAAACAATTCTTTGTTCTGTTGAATGATATTAAAAACTTCTTTAACGTCTGCATCAAAAGTTGATTCCCAAATATTGCCAATAGACATTTGATCTTTTTTTGTTTCTGTCATTGGATTAGCTAAATCAATATTTAATCTTTGATTAACAGTATTAACAATAGGATCAATTTTAGTTCTTAACGCATTGTATTCAGAATCAGATCTATTTTTTAATTCAAACAAATCTCTACTTTGTCTGTAATTTTCAATGTAAGAAGTTTCTTCTCCTCCGCCAACTGCTTGACCAGTAGGAAAAAATGATTCATCTACTTTTTCAAAAACAAATCCCATTAATCTACCTTAACCAAATTGCCAAGTTGCTTTAAATTGATTATAACAGGACGATTATCTCCTGTATAGAAACGCAATGCGCCAGGATTATTGCGATAATCTTCAGCATACAAATAAGCTGTTTCGTTATCAATTGGAGCAATAACAGCATTTTGTAAAGATTTTATTGAGTATGCTCGCCCTATACTATCTTTTAATGTTCCATTTGCTACCTTTTGAAAATCTTCATAAGTAGCGTTATTTATAATATCTTCAAAATCATTTTGTTTAATATTATTTGGAATAGGCATTTGTTTTTCTTGGTATGTAATAACTCCGCCATAAATATCCTCTCCAGTATAAATGGCTCCAGAAGCTTCTTGAAAAGCTTTTGTGTACATCTCTTCATCAAATTCAGTTTGACCGTTATTGATAGCGCGCTGTGTATATATTGCATTTGCAGTTTTAATTATTGCAGATCTTGTTTTTGGTAAATTTGAATAAGCAGATCCTAGTGTAAATTGAAGTGCTGTAAATTTATTGTTTGTTGCATCTTTAGTTTCAAGCGGAGAGTTCCCAGCTTTAATTTGTTGCAATCCATTTAAAGCATCAACAATTGTTTCTTGTTGCGTACTTACTAAAGAAAGTCCACCCAAATGAGAAATAATAGGTGACTGATCTGATATTTCAGCAAATGCTTCAGGAGCTTTATTTCCAAAAGCGTCTGTTAATTTAACCAAAATACCAGCTTGCGTCATAGTATCAGATTGATTAAATAGATTTCCTAAAGATGCTTTTTCAGCAAGAGTAAAATACTTTGGAGCTTTTCCATTTTGGTTTGCAAATGTAGTTGTATCAGTAATTCTTTTTTTAACATCAGCTACAAAATCTTCTTGATTAGCTGTCCAGTTTAATGGAATTGCTTTTTCCCCACCAAAACGGCTCATTGCTGAAACAGGATCTTTGTTAATTAGCTCTTGTCTATTAGACCTAAATGTTCTTAGATTATCTAATCTAGCAGCTGTTAATGGTGACGCTCCTTCTTTTGAGGTTTTTAAATTTAAATCAGATTCGTATTTAGTTAACTCATCAGAATTTAATGTTAAAAATAATTTAGTATCACTGTTTACAACAAATAATTCTTGAATAGATTTTGCAAGTTTACTACCAGGCTCAACTCCCAAATCATCAGCAAGTTGCACTAATTCCAACATATCTTTTTCTGTTACTGTTGAGCCGTCTGTAAGAACTCCTTTTAACTCTGAAACTCTATCATTTAAAAGATTTTGTCTTGTTTTGTTTTCAGAATTAATTTTATTAATATCTGCAGCAAATGCTGATTGCAATCTTTCTACTTCATCAAAAGAAATTCCTCTAGTCAATCTTTCTTTTTGAGATGGGATGCCATCCTTGTTAAACAAATTTCCAACTGGACCAGATTTTGCATCAGCATTAAATTTATTTAAAAAATCAACTTTATTTTCAGCGGCATTGTATTCTTGTTTAATTCTAGCTGAATGAAACTTTTCAATAGTTTCATTTTTTAATTTTTCTACAGCAGTTGGGTTAATATTAAAAATAGATGCAGCTTCATCAAATTGACCTAATGTAACAAATAAAGCGTCTTCAGCCTGAGGATTTCCTGATGCGCTTAATCTTACAACATCATCAATGCCGTTTGATATTACTGTTGTAAATAACGCTGCTTTTTTATTACTCCAAACAGATGCTTGAAGCTTTGCATTTTCAACAGTTCCTTGTTGAATTGACTTTTCAACATTGCTATCTAAAAGACTAACTGTGTCTTGTATAACTTTTAAGTTACTTAACCCATAATTTGGAATTACTTCATCTGCAATTTTGCTTGCATTTAAAACACTTTGTTCTGAAACTTGATCATTAATTTTTCTAAATTGATTATCAAATTCTTTATTAGCAGCCACAGTAATATTAAATCCACTGTTTGCTGCATAAGCTTGAAATTTTAAAGCTTCTTCTGGATCAATGCCATTTAATACTTTTAGCATTCCTTGTATAGGAGCATTTAATTTGGATTTTAAAGTTACATCATCTGTAATATTTCCAGATTTAACTTCTTCCAAATTATTTAAATATCCTGTTTCAAGATCAACTTGCAATGTATTTCTTAATTGCGAAGCCATTAATTTTCTAACAGTTTGTTGTGCTGCAGCTCCACCTTTTGGAATTAAATCTTCCATTGTAATTTCGCCAGCCTTAGCTAATTCAATTTGTTCTGGCGTTGGCGGATTGTCAATAGTATATTGTGCAGCTTCTTTAACAGAAGTTTCTGCTACTTTTTCAAAAGCAAATTTAGATATTTTATCAAGGCCTTGTTGCATAGACTGAGTAGCTCTATAAGCCTCTCTTGTTGACGCAAAGTCAAGCTGAGGTGTGCTAACAAGACCCCTTGATATTGGTTGATACTTAGGTAATTCAGCCATTATTTATTTGTTCCTAGGCGTAAAAAGATTTATCTTCAACAGGAGCTGGAGTTCTAGGTGTTTCAAGTTTTGATGCTTGACTATACATATAAGCTCCTTGTCCTATTGCAGTAATTGCATCATAGTAAGAAGATGTGCGCGCAGCAGATCCAGCAGCTTTAAAAATTTGAGATTGCGATTGACCAAATTTAATTGCTGAATCAGCATTTTGTTGAAAATCTTTTATATCTTCTCCAGCTTTTCTTGTATTAACTATTTGAATTAATTTTGCAGATCCATCTAGCCCCTGAACTCCACCAGCAAAAGCTCTTGCATTAGCATTAGCATTAACCATTAACAATTGTTCAAATGCTTTATTTGCAGCTCTTTCAGCAGCCAAAGCATCTTGAGAAGCTTTTAACTCAGCTTGTTTAGCTTGAGTTTTGTACATATCAGCTTGAGCTTTTCCTTGGTCTATAGCTCCAACTGCTGACATTACTGTACTTGCTATTGCTACATATTGCATATTAAGTTCCTTGATTTACCGCTATTTTATATTCCATACCAAGTAAAGTAAACTTTAATGGATAGGATTGTGTAATAGTAATTCTAGCATCATTGCTGTAACCTAAAATACCATGAACAACTTTAGTTCCTGTGAAATCTGGAATAACTGAATCTAACATGCCAGCTGTGTCAAACGTTCTAAATGGTACAAGTTTACCATTAATCTCCATGTGCTGAGTATCTATGACCATAGCGTTAACTTCAACAATACGTTTCTTAAAGCCAATACGAGTACCAGCTCTTATGTCAACCTCAACAGGCATTGTTCTAGCTTCAACGCTAATTGGTAATCCAACCTCATAACTTGTTGTAGATGGCCTAGGGATGCTTACAGAGCCTCCAGAAGCCACGATCTCATTTGCTTGAACCAATCCATCAAGTAAAAGATTTACGGACTCTCCTGCGACTTGTGGAGTTGATATAGATGATACAGCGCCGCCTGTTGTTGCACAGTCTGTTAACAATCCTTTTTCAAATTTCTCTATATAGTATTGGTCAGTACCTTCAATAGTGCGCTTAACAACTGCATAGATGTCATCAATGTCAATACCCACCTCATCAAACTCACCATCAACTGTAATAAACTCTGACGGAGCAATAACATTCTGTGAGCGAATCAATGAGAAAGCGGCCATAGTGCCATCAAGCTCATTAACAATAAATAGCAAATCGTTCTCGTCTGTGTTAATACCACGTCTTAATGCAATACGCTTTGGATCTTTAAGCAAGTGGCCAGCAAGCAATGAAATCTTACTTGTCAAATATGTTAATGCAGTATCGTTGTATGCAACCTCATTCAACATCTTACCTTGGCGGTGAATAAACATAACGCCAGATTCTAACTGTTGAACCCTAACGCCAGGCTTACTACCATTTCTACCAGCAGTAGCTAAGAAAAATGCAGATGGAGTAATAGGTTCAAGACCTTGTTGCGGTACAAAGAACTCACCACCAGTTGTAAACACTTGCAAATCTTTTGTGGAGATCATGTCAGTAATAGCATTGTAAGTGTTAGTATCTAACGTTGCTTCTACTGCGTCATCATCAAAACCTTCGGTTCCTTCAAAGTCAAAGAACAGTCCTACTTTAGAACCCCAAATAGTAGATGGTCTTGATTTACTACCACCAAAATATAGACGGCCTTGATGGAATGTTACTGTCCTTGGGTAACCTCTAGTGACAGACCACACATCCTCATAACCAGTTTCTAAACTCCAGCTTCCACTAGCAATAGCTGATGTACTAAAAAACGGGAACTCTGTTACTACGTTTACTTGTGTTGTGCTTTTGTATTCAATAATCTTTGCACGGCCTTGTGGCGAAGCATTAATGTACTGACCAACATGACCTGAGTTAAACACACCAGCAGATGCGTTAATTGTCACCTTGCCTGATACAGCACTTGGAGTAATGTTTGCTGCTGGATTAGTAATTGTTACAGTAAACGCATACTTAGGCACACTATCAAATGCTAATGTACTTGCTGTCCATGTTGAATCAGACGCTCCACGAACAATCTTAATAGGCGCAATATCTTCATGCACAACAATTAATGTATCAGCAGATTGTGTCCAGCACATTTCGTTTAAAGATGTTGATGGCAATGTTAATGCAAGATAGTCGTTACCACTTCCATTAATGTTTGTAACCAAAGCACCATTTTTAAAGACGTGCATACGGTTATGTGTAAAGCACAACATATAACTGTCGTCAGTAGAAAACTCAAATGATACTAATCTTGATCCGTTTGCGGCAGATTCAGCACCAGAATTTGGCAACGACATTAAGTAACGAGTACCTGATCTACGAGTAATTCCGCCTTGTGGTTGGCAGACTACATTAGTAGCTTTCTCTAAAGCATTTTTATAAGTAGCTAAATCAACACGCGCGCGTAGTAATGGGTCTAATTCCCCACCAGTAAAGTTTGTCTGTACTGTGACAAAGCGAGCCATCTAG